TCCTATGCGTTAACGTCCCAGCCGTAGCCGATGGCCTGTAGCTGGCGCGCCAGCGCCTTATTGAAGTCTTCAGCACTCATGCCGACAAACGGACGCGCAGGCAGGTCAATCGACCAGGCTGATTTAACCGGTTTGCCGCTTAACTTGCGGATAAGCAGCCCAGCCTGCGCAAAACCCAGCGTTTCGGTAATTTCCTTAAACGGCGGCTTTCGCCAGCGCTTCCCCTTCTTCACCTTGTAGCCCAGCTTGCGCAGCCGTTTGGCCTGCTTAAGCGTGGCCATTTTTCCCGCCGGTGCTGGTCTGCTGACGCTGCGCGACCGGACGGTTGTTTTCATGCCTTCCTGCTGCGCGTAGCCGATAACGCCCGCTGGCACCGGGTTCTGCCCGTTACGGTAGCCACCGCCCTGAAGGTAGAGGCGCACCGCCTCAATCTCCGGCATTTCCCGGATGTGCAGCAGGTTAGGCAGATTGCGCAGCATCTTGCCCCGGCGGCGCGTTTTACGGCCCTGCCACGGCGTGCCGTCCGGTGACTGCTGATTACGAACGTTGCGCTTCGCCGCCGGTATCACGCCGTACTTAGCGAGACGCCAGATAAGCCGCTGCCGCTTTTTCTTTGGCAACTCCATTTCGGCCAGCGCCTTGCGCAGTTCTCGCAGCTGCGAGCGGTCAAGCTCTGCCCCGATAATCACTCCGCTACTCCCGGCACATCACCGCCCGGCGCATAAACCAGTGCGCTCAGTGCCGTCCAGATTTCTGCATCGGCCAGACGATAGCGCCCGCCCTGATAGGGAATATTGCCCGCCTCGTCCGGTACGATGATCAGCGCCTCCGCCATTGGCACCGTCACTGCAACGATGGCCGTTTCTTCGTTGATAAGCTCAATGTCCCAGTCGGGATCGGCATTGGTGATGCCAACATGGCCGAACAGCTCACGCTTTTCCTCACCTGCGGCCAGCCATACTTCAAGGAGCGCCATTAACAGCCGGGGATCGCACTCGCGATAGGGGAAGCGTTCCCAGATAAGTTCAGCGTCATAGCGGATCACCGAAAGCCGCACCTGCCCCAGCCCCAAATCCTTTGCAGCCGGTATGGTTTTCAGATTGGCCATTTCACTGGTAAATGACTGCATCGCGCGGGCTGGCATATAACCGTTAAGAAATGCCGTCAATGAATCCAGCTGACTGTTGTTACTCACTTAATCACCCTTACCGTGGCGCGCTTCAGCCCCTTAATCTGGCGAATAACTATCGCCGCCTCTGCCAGCAATCCCTTGCGCGTTTCATCGCTCTCCTGTCCTGGATGCGACTCGCGGCGGCCAACCGACGCAAACTCGCCCATCAGGTCAGCTTTTGCCCTGGCATACACCGCCTTTTTGTACTGCGCCGTCAGCTGGCTGACACCCTCCAGCCTGATGCCCGGCACGTCGTCAGTGGTCTGATGCCCCGCCGCGCGGTGTTTTTCCTGCACACTGGCAAGCTGGCCGTTAACCTCGGCCGCCGACGCCAGCAGCGCATCACCCACGGTGCCGGCATCCACATCAGCCGGAATGCTGCGCGCCTTCTGAAAGTCTGCGAGATTCAAATCAGGCCAGAATCCATCGTTGATCAGCGGGCTGTCCTGATATTCAATCGGCTTGCCACTGAACATAAATTTCCCCGTAAAAAGGTGGGCTGACCGGAATCCGCGGCGCATTACACTGCGTGTTCTGCCCTCATCCGCGCCCACCCGGCTTGCGGTAGTCGTTACGGACGTTCAAGCGAACGGATGCGCGCCTTAATCGTCTTGCGCATCGTTGCCACGCCCACTTTGTGATACTTCGCCTCGGCGGCCGCCAGCAGCCGATCAGCGCTCAACAACGTCTCAACGTTGTCAATCGCCGTCGCCCGCGCCTGTCCGGATTCGTCGCGCAACATCAGCAGCCCGGCAAACTTGAACCATTTAGCGGTGATTTCTTCGTGCAGCCGCCAGCGCTGCGTCACGTTCTCAAACGTGCGTGAGAAATACGGCTCTAAGTCTTCACCCGCCTGGCTTGCCTGCTCCGCCCATTCCAGCATCTGATCGGCGACGAAAGCCGGGAAACGGGTTCGGAAATTGCCCGGCGTTTCCTGCTGCTGCTCAATGGCCACATCCGCTAAATCCAGCGCCTGATCGTAATCGCCCACGTCAAACAACCAGATCACGCAGTAGGCCAGCACCGGATTGGCGTACACCTTGCCCAGCTCCAGATAGCTCGTAACCGTTGGCATCCACTTCGGCAGCAGCTCCGTGCGTTTCATTTCCACACGGTCAGCCGTCAGCTCCAGACTGCGCAGGCGCAGCACGTCGGCTTCAATTTCCCGCACTTGCATGTGCAGGCTGTCAGCCGTATTAACGGATTCAAGTCGCGCCAGCTGCTGCTGCATGGCCACGCGCTGGCTGTGTCGCTGTGCGGGTGAAAGACTCATGATCAGCCCTCTGCTGGCTCAGCCACGTTGCCAATGGTCACGGCAGCTTCGTCAAACGCCGCGTATAAATCCGGCTCCTCAACGGCGTAGCCTTCCATACGCAGGTACTTGTTTTCGTACTGCTTGCGGTCTTCAACGAATTCAAACTTACGCTGACGGGTTCCGCGCTGCGTGTAGATATGCAGGTTTGAAAGCGGAGTGACGATCATGCGTTTGCCCGGCATGAACGGCGGCACGATGGCCTGACGCCCGGCAATGGTTGAGGCCAGCATCTGTGCGGCAATCTTCTCTGTCGGACGGTCAGCCGCCTGATAAAGTCGGTACTGCTCCGCCGCCACAAGGTCAGCACCTACCAGCACAACTAGACGCGGATCGCTGCGGAACTGCTGCGGGATTTTGGTGTTAATCAGGTCTGACGCCATCGCATCCAGCGAACGGTAGTCACCACCCTCACCCAGCGTTACCGCATCGGTGATGATTTGCTTGCCGCCTTCAAAGCCTTTCATGCGCTCATGCCAGCCAATATTGACGTCTTCGCCGTTTGGATTTTTTTCAGCATCGGTCGTTGCTGCTACGGTTTTGCCGTTAAAGCCAATACGCAGCATATCCAGTGCAAACGTAGCGTTAGAAAACTCCTGAACCTTCTGGAAAAATTCCTCTTCCTGACCGGCGTTAGCCCAGACCGAAAGCAGCGACCACAGCAGCGCCGTGCAGGAATCCGTTTCGTGCAACTTGTAGTCGTTGCCACTGACGCCAATACGGCGCGTAAATCGTCCGGTTTCGCTGCGGCCTGTGTAAAGCGCAGAGGCACCGACTGACACCACCTGGCCGGAAAGCTGGTCAACGTCCAGCGCGGTGATCAGGTTGAGAAACTCCACTGATTCCAGCATCGCCGAGCGCAGCATGATTTCCTGCGGATCGCTGAGTGCGAAATAATTACCGGCATTTTCCACGCCGTAATTTTTCGCCAGACCTGCAGCATAAGCGGCGGCAAACATGCGCGCCGTTTTGTTTAATTGCATAAATAACCCTCTCGCAATAAAGCGAATTAATTCATTTCCCCGGCGAGCGCGAAATTAAATGTATTTGAACTCACGACCTTTCGGCTTTTCACCACGGAAATGCTTAGGTGACTGCGTGGCTTTTTTATCAAGTTTGCCGAAATTCTTAACCACATCGCCAATATTGGCCTGCAATTTGGCAAATTCTTCGGTATCGACCACTTCAGCGATGGTTTCAACGTCTGCCTGAGTTGATGCCAGCTGCGTTTCAATTGCGGCCACGCGACCTTCAATATTATTCAGCGCTTCAGCCAGCGCCTGAAGTTTGTCACCGTCTTCCGGATTTTCCGCCGGGGTTTCTTCTTCAGCGAATTTCTTTGGTTTAATACCAAACAGCGATTGCCAAGTTTTCATTTCTGATTCCTGTTTAACTTTTCCATCCCGGCCAAACTTATAGCGGTAATAACCGGATTCAATTTTTTTACGCTTACTGAAGCGCATGCGTGTTGTGCCGACACTGGCGGGCGAATCAGTCGCCCCCAGCCCTTCAAGATAGGAACGCCCCGTCCCACGAAAGTCGCCGCCCTCAGTCAGCTCTACCGAAAAGTAAAGAAGCTGATCGCGGTTATTGGCTTCAATCAGCTGGCTATTCGGACTGATTCGGGCATACAGCCTGACCAGTTCGTCATCACCTTCCTGCGCCATAACCTCTTTAACGCTGCCAAGATTTCCGTAATCGCGTTCATGCTCCGGCCAAATCAGTGCAGCGTATAAATCAGGGTTATAAGTTTCGGCAGCATCAATTAACCATTCTCGCTTTAACTCCCTGCGGTCTACCGTGTCCCCTTCGGTGGCAATACACAGCCAGTCAGTGCTTAACTGCGACATATATTTTTTCGCCCTCCGTAACAGCAGAGCCATTATTAATAATTTAAATCGCCGCCGCACCCGTTTGAATTCCATTACATTCGGATAACGTTATTTAGTCGAACGGATAAGAATCGAGACGGGGTTTTTATTTCCATTCGGGCGGCATAATAGCCATCAGACACACAAAGGAATGAAATTAACGAATGGCTAAATACAGCGAAGAATTACGCGGCGTTGCGCGCGCCCTGTATTTAAGGCGATACACGCCAAAAGAAATTGCCAGTGAATTGAATCTGCCAAACGCGCGGATTATTTACTACTGGGCAGAAAAAGAAGGCTGGGCCAATATGCTCAGCCATGAAAGCACGGAGGATGCCATTGAGCGCCGCATCCAGCTGCTGACCAACCGCGACGGCAAAACAGAACTCGAACTGAAAGAGCTGGATCAGCTGATTGCGCACTCGGTAAAACTGCGCGCGCAGCAGAACAAGCATAAAGAGAAGATGGCCGCCGCGCGCCCGGACGCATCAGACAGCGGCAGAAACCGGTCTGACGATGCCGAAGGCGATGCGTCACGCGGCAAGCGCAAATATAACAAAAACGACGTTTCCGGGCTGACCGAAGACGACCTTAACGCGTGGGCAGAAGAACACCTTTTTGGCTACCAGAAACACCTGCGTGCCAATCTTGCCCGACAGGTGCGCAACATACTCAAAAGTCGCCAGATCGGCGCGACCTGGTATTTTGCGTTTGAAGCGTTTGAGAATGCCGTGCTAACCGGCGACCCGCAGATTTTCTTATCCGCTTCCCGCGCGCAGGCGGAGGTGTTCCGCTCCTACATCGTGAATATTGCCCAGGAGTATTTTGGCGTCACCCTGACCGGCAACCCTATCCGCCTGAGCAAC